TGAAGATAGTTTCTTCGTAAAACATCTATTTTTCTTAGTTTTTCATTTTCTGTTATTTCATATTCAAAGTTTGTAACAGCTCTAGCAATATTATCTGTTACTACTGTATACTCATTTTTGTCATCAAGTTGTGTGTTACCCGCTTGTGAAATAAGAGTAAAACGATTTGTTCCAAATCTAAGTGCACTACCATCCATTTTAAAATCTTTATCGACAATTAAATTTGGTGGCAAAATTTGATGACCTTGAGAATCTTTTATCTCAAATGTTTCGTAATGGTGAATATCATTCATCGCTATTTCACTTCCATACTTAGCGAGAGTTATATCATATGTTTGATAGTCTTGAACTGGCCATTGATGATTTATGTTTGTAATACCCGCTATTAAAATTACAACATAGTCATATGCAGAACTACCATATAATTTTTCAGCGATTGTATCAGGTCTCTCGCCATCCTCTATCACATATTTGTTGAATAATGTGGAATTGTCTGAAAGATAATCAAATAATTTTGCACTACGAAATAAATTTTTTACAGCAACAAAATCTCCAGAAGATATTTTATGAGATAAAGGAGATTGATATAGTATATTTGGTAATAGATTGAAATATCCCATTAGTATCCTACTCCATTTTCGATTGGCATTTCTTTTTCATCATAATCCTCAAAGTAAATTGGATTAAGTTCTTTGAATGTTAGATTCATTCTAAGATTAACTGGTGTTCCATCACCATATGTTGCATATGTTCCTGATTGAGTATAATTTACATTCATACCAGTTAATGCACAATGTTTGAAACTATTAAGGAAAGGATGAAGTGACGTGCCATGACGATACTCTAATGAGAAAACATCAGGTGCACTTAAAAATGCTCCACCCTGTGCTAAATCATTTGAATTTTTTTTCGCTGCCATTGAACTCTTGAATGCACGGATTATATATTTTACCATATCACTTTCTCCTTTAGTTCTTGGACTAAAGTTAATACTAAATGGAAAGGTTCTTAAATTAACTCCGTTAAATAACAATTCAAGGTTAGAATTAAGAATTGATCCTGTTTGTCTTCCAAGTGCACTTCCTGTGTTTATATTATTTCCCAGAGCATCAATTGCTTTACCAGAAATAATTGTCGTTAGTTGGTCTTTTAAATTTTCATCTGCAATAGCATCATCTCCAATCCCTGCTTGTATAAGATTTTTTGCATCTTCAAAACTGAACTCCCCTTTCATAACGCTACTTACTGCAGCAAGTCCTGCAATTTGGAATATATTCATATTATCATCACTCCAAGTTACACTATTTGAATCATTAATATCCTGTGGAATAGGTAATTCAACGTAAAATATTTCTTTTGAATTTTTTAATTTCTTACTTGCACCATCATTTGAAAAAGTAGCAGAACCAGCTTTAGGAAATAACTTTGGAACTGATTTTCCATTTTTTGTTGTCATAATTGTTTGACCACCTTCATATTTGTTTCCCATATAAGATCCACCACCTTCAGGTGCTCTTCTTTGTTCTAATTCATAGGTGGCACTTATTGAAGGGGGAATATATTTAAAACATTTTATAAGTAAAGAATCTCCAGTATTTTCTTCCATACCTTTTGCAGAGGGATATGACATTACCTCTGGATGTCCTACTTTTAACCTTCCTTCGTCTTTTTTTGATACAGTTGGGTTAGTCTGTGTATTTTCAACTTGTTTTACAACTGAGTTGTTTGCATTTTCTTTTTTCTCTAGAGCTGCTTTATATTGTTTTGTCTTACCGTGCCTTGCAGCTCTTCTTGCTGCAAAATTACTATATGATCCCTGATATAATGCCATTATCGACCTATTTAAAAATTTTTAACTATTTAGTATGATTTTAACAAAAGGTAGAGTTCTTAAGTCTCTTAGTTCCATTTCATCAACTTTGTAGAGACCACCAACAACTTCGGGAAAAGTATATTGTCTCATTTCTCCCCAGTGATAATTCAATCCTTTAAATCCCCATTGAAAGACTTCAGTTACTGCAACAAGGGGATGAGAATCATATGCAATACCAGGAGTTTTTGCACGATACACAAAAACATAATAATTACCTGTCTCTGGAACATTACTACCTTCAGTTAGCACACCTAATATTTCTGTTGCTAAATCATCAGGATTTTCAATACCTATTAAATTATTCATTATGGGATCTAATCTGCTCATATGTCTAACTCGGTTTCTGTAATTACTTTGAATTCCCACATACGATCAGCACAATATTCTCTTGCAGCTTTCCATTTTGCTTGATTTCTTGCGTATTCAAATGCTTCACGTATATAACCTTTTGTTTGTCTTTTTGGTTTTATTGGAGGTTTTGTTTGTTTTTTAGGTTTAACTTCGATTAAATATCTTTTAATTTTACCTGTGCTTTCCTGAACTTTGATATAAAAATCAGGAAAATATCTATGCACACGATTATCGTGTGGAGATCTATATGGTAAAGCAATTTCCTCACTTCCCCATTCAAGTATCTTATTATTTTTATCACAATAGACCATAAATTTCCTCTCCCAAAGTGACCTGTAAATTATATTTGTTGGATCACCTTTATACTTTCTGGGAAAGGATGGATAGTATTTTCCCCTATAAGCCATCTAAATAACTATACTATAGTTGTATTTAGAGTGCCAGCACCAAGACCGAGAAGAATATCTGACTTTTTACCAAGAATGCAAAATGTTGCCCAGACATCACATTATCTGGTTAAATTTGCATTACCTGTTAGTAGTGTTAGATCATATTTAAGAAGAAAAGGTATAAATGATCGTTTCGTTGCAGAGGATGCAGGTTTATTAGTTAGTGATGCAGTTTTACCTGGAAGTGCTTTAGCATCAGTAAATGTTGCTGGTGATTTTCAAGGAGTTATTGAAAGATTTGCACATACAAGAAATTTTACTCAAATAAATTTGGAATTTTATGTTGATAATGATTATACTTCATTAAAATTTATTGAGCATTGGATGGAATTTATAACAGGTGCCTCTGAAAATGATCCAGCAAGAGATACCTATCATTTTCAATTACGCTATCCATCAGAGTATAAGTCAAACGAAACAAGAATCGTAAAATTTGAAAGAGATTATAATCGATTTTTAGAGTATAAATTTATTGGATTATTTCCACTTTCCTTAAATTCTACAAGAGTTTCCTATCAAGGTTCTCAAGTTTTAAAAGCAAGTGCATCTTTTAGTTTTGACCGATATATTTGTGGAGAATCAACTTCTTTAGTAAGAGATTTGTTAAAGGCATATAATAATATTTTTGGAAGAGGTAATACATATGATGCTAACAATTCAAGTTTAAGTTCTTATAGAATTAAAAGTTCAACAAATGGTGGATTAAATCAAGCATCACTTAATCAATCCAGTGTATTGAATTCATCTGCACTCGTTCAGAGAATGACGACTGGTGGTATCGGACAGGTCAACAATGCAACTGGACAGTCGATAGGATCTGTTGGACAAGTTATCTCTTAATAACCCCTATAAATAATCACACTGAAGTGCTTAGAATATTATGCCTTTACCAAAAATTAGCACCCCTACTTATGAATTGGTGCTACCTTCGTCTAATAAAAAAATAAAATACAGACCCTTTCTTGTTAAGGAAGAAAAAATTCTTATCATAGCATTAGAGTCTCAAGATCAAAAACAAATCGCTAATGCAGTAAAAAACATTATCGCATCTTGTATCTTATCAAGGGGCATAAAAGTTGAAAAACTTTCTACATTTGATATTGAATATTTGTTCTTGAACGTAAGAGGAAAGTCTGTTGGAGAGGATATTGAAGTGATGGTAACTTGTCCAGATGATGGAAAAACTCAAGTTCCAATGTCCATTAACATTGATTCAATTCAAGTAAAAACATCTGATGAACATAATCGTGATATTAAACTTGATGATAAATTTACTCTTAGAATGAGATATCCTTCATTATCTGAATTTATAAAAAGTAATTTTACTGCTGAAGATTTGAAGGTTGATGATACTTTTGACCTCATAGCATCTTGTGTAGATCAAGTTTACTCAGAAGAGGAATCTTGGACAC